GGACGGCACGGGGGCGAACAACTGGTATGCGGGCGATGCGGTGGTGAACACTGGCACTACCGATGACGGATTCATCGATATATATTCAGTGCACGGCATCAAGTCCACGAGTGAGTATGGCCCGACCATCGTGGGCAACATCCGCAACAGCGCAACCTACAACGACTGGACGGAGCATTGGGCCCTCGGCAACCTGAACGGCGTCTATGGGTTCAGCACCACGGCCTACGGAGTCGGCCTGGGTGCATACAGCGAATCGGATTATCTCACTATCGACAGCACGAACGGCATTCGATTCCTGGACGACAGCGATGTGGTGCAGGCACAACTCACCGGGGGATCCTGGACACTAGGGCAGGTCGCGGCGAATAAGAGCAACGTCTACATCACCGCTGGGGCAGTGCAGCTCAGAACGAACACGACGGTGCACATCGATTTGCAGACGGACGGAGATGTCTTCATTGGTGAAGATACCTCGGCGCCCGCGACGACGAATCTTGCCATCTTTACAGCAGCGCAAACCTATAACAGCGAGTCGGTTTCGTCTGGCGACCTTCTTCTCGGCGATAACTCGACGAACAAGGCCAACCTGTTCTGGGACAAAAGTGAGGGTCGCTGGAACTTTCGCGGCGGCACGACGGTGCAAGCGTACATAGACACAGACGGGTCGATAACGGCGGGGGCGGGGAATGTCACGTTAGACGTCAGCGGTCTGGCTTTGCTACCTGGCGATGTTTGGGCGAAAGAGGCTGCCGTGCAATGGGTGAGCGATAGCGTACTTCGTGGCGAGATCTTTACCCTACATGATGGAACTCAAGATACTGTGATTATTGGCGTTGGCACGGGTGGAGGGATAGGCTCACATTCTAACAACATTGCGCTGAACGAATACACTGATGGCATTTCTACAATTCATTTTTCTGTGGATGAAACCAAAGCTCCAGTTAAGTATGCCTACAAGTTTTCTGGCGGCGATATGTGGATAACCTATATTACGGGGGCAGATGATTGGAGACCATCGCTATATATTGATGGCGGCCTCAACGTCGGCACGGCGTCGGGGGCAGGCACTGGGGATGTTTTCTTCTCTGGTGACATCTCCAATGCGGCTAAAGAGAGCCACATGACTAAGGGCCTGGTGATTGACCAGGACGCCAACGATGATTTGGCGTTTGCGCTCCAGTCCTCCGATGTCTCTCACAGCATGACCGACTATGTGGATGCTAACACTTTCTTTGGGGTAAGGAAACGCAGTGCTACTCTGGGTGGAGCATGGATAGAGGGCTATTCCGACGGCGATGCAGATGCGCTGGCTCTTCGCGGGACTATTGGAGTCACTGATCCTACTGACACAACGGCAGCAATCACACTGAGCGGACGCAAACGTAGCGGTACCTCATCGCAGGTCTTGGGTGATGCTGAGACGGTCTTGGATATACGGAATCGCACCACCCCCCTCATGCGGGTTCTGGGTGACGGGACCTTTCGGTTGGTGGCTAAGAGAGCTCTGACGCTTCGAGCGCAGCTCGAGTATTCAAGGATCTTAGGCCAAGGCAAACCGTCTGGGGTGCTTCGGGATGACGATAGTGCTTTTGTAGGGTACAGTTTGCCAATCTGGAATGAGGATAACGAGGAGCTATTTTTCCGCGAGAGTGTGCCTGGACGTTGGGATGGAGCAAGCGATATTATCTTTCATGTGCTGGTCGCGCTATCAGACCCGGAGGACGTGGGAGACAAGTTCCAGCTCCAGGTAGGTTGGAACCAGGTAGGCTCGGACGATCTTGTACCCGACGGAGTCCATACTGTAACGGATGAGATCACCGTAGTCGACGGTACCAGGTGGGCAACATATTGGGCTGAGTTCACCCTTGACTACGACATCGACGCTGGAGATGCAATAGTACCTCACGACAACTTGGCAATCCGACTTCGCAGGATAGCTTCTAGCGGTCCTGAGATCTCTGGTGAGGTGGTCGTGTGGGATTGGCACACACAGTATCAAGTGGACAAGATGTTCAAAGCATTATAAGGAGGACACGTGGACATTCGGAAGCTGGAGAATTGGGAGGCGGCCATCGTCGCATCGCTGGTGGAGCGCAGGCAGCGCATCATTCGAGAGATGGTCGAGCCGATCAACGCGGCCATCAACCAGCTCGCTGAGCAGTGGGGTGGTGAGTCGGGGCAGTACGAGTTCCAGGGTCGGGCCGACGGGGTGTGGCTGGTGAGGATGGAGAAGGGCGAAGGTGCCTAAAGTGATCTCGCTCCGTGGTGGCGGTAAGTCCATCGCTGAGGTAACTTACTCGGACAAGAGCATAATGACGGTCACGAGCAAGGATTTGAGCACTTGGAGCAAGCTCAACCCCTCGGCGACCTTGAGTGACGTTGCCGATTTCGTATGCGTTGCCGTGAGACCAAAAAAGCAGCAATACGGTGATGTATACATGCACGTGCATTCCAAAGACCCGCTCCGCATTGCCATACTCATTGTGAACCCTGGCGAGAAGGTCGTCACCGAAGGCGACGGGGCTTGGTGGCGAAGATTTGCTGAGGCGAGAATGGCATGACGCAGATATTCTCTGATGGCTATGAAAGCGGCGATTTTACGGAGTTCACTGGCACTACCACGGACGGCACCAGTACACTGGAAGTCGTCGAGGCCGCTGCACATGCTGGTACATATGGGCAGCATTCGGCAGGTACAGGCGGCACTAGTCACAAGGCAATAGCGTACAAAACTTTTACTATCCCCGAAAGCGATGTGGTGTATGCGCAATGCTACCTCAGACTGAACTCAAGCAGCGGTGGTTATGGCGCAGCTCTTACGTTACGCCGCGAGGACCCGCTATATAAAGAGATTGTTCTGCTTTATTGGAATGGGGGGACATGGGCACTAAGGTGCAGGAATAAAGACGGCAGTGATGACACAGTTGCACTCGATCCTGACCTGTCAACCGAGACCTGGTACAAAATAGGCTTGCTCTACGACTGGTCTGGAGTAAATCCGGTCGCGCGAATCTATGTTGATGGGGTAGAGCGGGCATCACATACAGACGAATCATCAGGAACACTATATGAACCTGAGAGGGTTCGTATTGGAACTGTGGAGCATAGCTGGAGTTGGTCTGTAGACGTATACTACGACGAGGTTGAAGTTCACGATGAGGATTTGGAGGCTGGGGGAATCAGCCTTCCGGTGGTCATGCACTACGCTAGATTGAGGAGAGGTTGATGCAAGAACTCAGACAATCTACGGCTGCGACCCTGAAAATCGGGCCGTTTCTTGACGATAGTGACGGCAAGACCGCTGAGCCGGGCCTAACTATATCCCAAGCCGATGTTCAGTTGAGTAAGAACGGCGGGAGTCTGGCTCAGAAGAATGAGTCCTCCGCGTGCACGTACGACAAGTTGGGATACTATGACTGTCCAGTAGATACTACCGACACCGGAACATCGGGCAGGCTTTTGCTGGCGGTTCACGAGGATGGTGCGTTACCGGTCTGGCATGAGTACATGGTCATGAACCAGAACGATTACGATGCCAAGTACAGCACAGACAAGCTCCAAGTAGACGTGGTGGAGGTCAGCGGGGACAGCACAGCGGCGGATAACCTGGAGGCAGACTATGATGGCACCGGCTACAACAAGTCCGCGAGCACTATAGGCACAGCTACGAATCTGACCAATCCCAACCCAACGGCAGCAGCCATCGCCGACGCGGTTTTGGATGAGACCAAGGGTGCTCACACGGGCTTGATTGCTAAGGCGCTGCCCGATGTTGCACCTGCCGCGAACGGGGGCCTGCCCACGGTAGACGCCAATAACAGGGTCGCGGGCATTCAGGGGACGAAAAATACCCTGGACGACCTGAGTGGTGCGGATGGCGACACGCTGAAAGATATAAGTGATGAAGTTGCTGGTGTGCAATCCGACACCAATGATCTACAAACCCAGATTGGCACCGCTGGAGCAGGACTCACTGACGTGCCCTGGAATGCGGCCTGGGACGCGGAAGTGCAGTCCGAGGCCGAGGACGCGATAGTGGCGAACAACCTCGACCATCTGTGCAAGACCGCGACGGTGGGGGCAGACATGACCGCTGAGGTCGCCGACAACACGATCATCAGCAGAATACTCGCCAACGGCGACACATCGGCGTTCGATCCTAGCACCGATGGCTTGCAGCCTCTACGCGATACAGCCCCCCACGGGACAGCGATGCGGGGGACGGATAATGCGGCAACCGCAGCGGCTCTAACAACGCATGATGGTAAACTAGATACCGTTGATACCAATGTGGATTCCATCCTCGCCGATACAGGTACCGATGGGGTAGCCATCGCTACGGCAACGGCGCAGGCGATTGCCGACGAGGTACTGAAACGAGGAGCGGGCAATGTCGAAGATGCGGCAGATGCACATTCCCTCGTTGCAATCATACTGGCAACGCTGGAATCGGCTTTGAGCGGCACAACCTGGACAATCAAAAAGACGGACGGGACCACATTCACGACTAAGACCGTAACCACGGATGATACTGCTGCCCCCATAACGGCGGTGACGTGATGGCTACGATACGCAGCGTGTTTCGGTGGGCTCTCAAATGGTGGCAGACGGTGACGGCTGTGCCGCCGGATATAGATTACCCTACGAGTATAGATATTGCCTCTCACAAAACGAGTGCAAGTGTCGAATCTCATAAGACAAGTGTAAGTATCGCGGCGCACAAGACCAGTGTGGAGGTAGATTACTGATGGCCGATTTTGTGATAAAGCAGAATTGTTTGGAGCCTGACCTAGAGGCCACATTGAAGGATGCGTCGGGGACTGGTATAGACTTAACTGCAGCCACAGGTGTGCGCTTTCACATGCGTAAGAAAGGTGCAAGCATAGCCAAGATTGACGCGACAGCAACTATAGTAACCGCAGCGGATGGTACGGTGAAATATAGCTGGGCTTCTGATGACACAGATACTTATGGCGCATACTATGGTGAGTTTGAGATAACCTGGAATACCGGCGAAAAGGAGATAGTGCCAAACGACGAGGATGATAAGTATATAGACATCGAGATACTGGAGGCTCTAGCATGACCAAGCTGGCGGCCCATGTGCAGAGAGAGAGCGGTGCAGCGGCCCATCATCTGCGGCTGGCTCTGTATCCGGCCGTCAAGTGCATGACCGACGTTAGCCCAGAATGGCTCGAACGGGAGGTGCTGCCGGAGTACGACGCCAGGGGGGTGAAAAGACCATTCGTCTGGCCACGTCAATGGGTAGATGATAACCAGCAACGTGAGTGGGTATTGCAGGGCACAGCAGGAGCACACAAGTTCTTCGATCATACAGTGGGGGCTTACGATAGATGGCGTAGACTAACCAACGTCGTTGAGAGTGTCAATGAGTTCATCCCCTGGTCGGACGATGACATGCGACGGCTCTCTGAGTTCGAGTCCGAGTTGATACGTCTCTTTCGCTTGCACGGCAACCGAGTTATCACAGGGAACTTTAGCGTCGGCTGGCCCAAATTGGAACACTTGCCGCTGTACTCGCCGGTGCTAACCCAAACCGATTATCTAGGGCTGCATGAATATGCCTGGCCAGAGGGGGCCGACAGCAACGACGGAGTACCGTTCGCCTGGCACCCATGGCGAGTGTTTCGATACCGCAAGACACGCCAGGAGATATTGAGTCACAATTTGCGGCTGCCGCCAATCATTATCACGGAGGTGGGCTGGGATAGAGCCGTCTGGCACGGTGGTCATGCAGGGTTTCGGAAAGCACCACACCCCAATACCTATTTTGATTGGCTGGTCAACTACGATATGCGCATTGCCCCAGATGACGACGTGAAGTTCGCTGCCATCTTTCAGACCGGCGCCGCCTCGGACTGGCAGGAGATGGGTTTCGACATCGTTGACCACTACGTGGGCCGGACTTTGGCCGACTATACTAGAGTGGCCGCGTTACAGGGGCAGAACGAGGAGGCCGACCCAGAAGCAGATGAGAGAGAAGTTGCCAAGATGAAGTTGGCGATTCTACCAGCAACGATGAAATGGTGCGACAAGAAGGGATACGTTCACAGGGCCGAGTGGGAACTGGGTGGGTATATCTTCTGCTTGGCCTACAACCCGGAGTATGGACAATACCGCGTGCTCAAGGGGGAAACAGAGACATGGAAGATGATTGATGAGTGGGTAGTGACATAGGGGGATTTATGAGAAAGCCACAGGAGAGCACACATGCTAGACAACAACGAACTACTTGTGCGCATTGACGAGAGAACGCACCGTACCCAGGATGATGTGGCTGAGATCAAGGCCGACATCAAAGAGTTCGGCAAACGTGTGGGCAAGCTAGAAACACGAATAGAAGTCGTGGAGAACCGCGTAAGCCGCTCCACGGCTCTGCAAGCCGTACTCTCGGCTGCTCTCGCCAGCATCGCAGGCTGGTTGGGGATGCGGAACTGATGCGTCCATTCAGAATAGTAGCTATCGCCGACCTACATGTCGGCAGTACGGTGGCCCTTTGGCCTCCCAAAGTCCCTTTGCCGGACGGGGGTTACTATAACCTGAGCAAGGCCCAACGGTTCCTGCTCGATTGCTGGAAGGACGCAAGCCGTCGAGTGCGACGACTGAAACCGGATGTGATAACGCTCCTGGGGGACGCGGTGCAGGGCACCAGCATCCGAGATGGACAGCTAGTCACCAATCGCACCGACATTCAGGCTCTAGCAGCTTATCAGCTATTAAGGCCCTGGCGCGAATGTACCAAACGATTCTACATGGTCAAGGGCACACCCTGGCATGAGGGGAAAGCAAGCGAGGCTCTTGGTCTGCTGTCCGAGATGCTAGAGGCCGAGAAAGACCCGGCCACCAAGCAACGGGGCTGGTGGGAGATAAACCTGCGGTTGCCGGGAGGCTCAGAGCCGGTGGTGAACCTATCGCACCACTTAGGGGCTACACGAGTTTCGTGGTACGAGGTGACTACCCTGCTACGGGACATGCTGATGAAGCGGTCTGAGGAAGCTCGGTGGTATGGGGCCGAGGGGCTGAGAACAAAGCTCTTTGTGCGCGCGCACCGGCATCGCTGTGCTGGGGTCTTTGTTGCCCCTGACTTGCAGGCTTATACCATTCCGGCCTGGCAACTGCGCACCGCCTATGCTTTCAAGAGTAGCATCGTCACGCTCCCCCACATTGGCTATATAGTCATCGAGTGGGATACTAAGGACATATTAGTGAAGCCACGGTTATACACCATTCCATTACCCCACATAGAGGAGGTGGTTCATGCGGATTGAGATGCCAAGCGAGTTCACACTGGACGACTTGTTGGCACTGGTCTCTGGGAAAGAAGGAGATGGTATACCAGAGGGATACTACACCACGCGGCAATGGAGTGAGTGGGCTGGTTTGTCACAAACCCATATGTCGAATATACTAAACCGTGCTTTCAATGCGGGTGTCCTAGACTGCAAGCGCGTTCCACAGATGTGCCGGGATGCGATAGTTCGCACCGTCCCGGCCTACAAGTTTCTCTTCGAGAAGGAGGGATAAATGGAGGAGTTTGTGATCTTTGGCGTTGCCGGTGCTCTAGCTGTGAAACGTATTGTAGATGCGCTGAAACTAGTCGGATTGCCTAGTAGGTGGGCCCAGGTCGCTGCGTTCCTGGTGGCTGCCGTGCTCTTGTCGGCGAACGAGGCAGCGGCACTGAATCCTGCTTTTGCAGCCTGGTTTGAGCGTATCTGGACAGTGCTTTTCCTAGCACTGGGCAGTATGGAGGTCTACGACGCAGGCCGCGCATTGAATGGTGGGTGACTGTACCCAATCTGGGATCAATCGCACCCAATTCAGGTGCAGTGCCCAGGCCCGGGACCCACTGAGGGTTTTGCCGCTGGGCGTAGCTTTGTGAACACAGGACTAAGCAGAGCCACTGCACAGTGAGTCAGTTTCCTGGGAATTGGCTCACGCTGGGGGTCGGCCCAGGAGACTGACCCCCGTAAGCCTCCTTCGCTCCTTCGGGTGCGGAGCGCGGAACCGCAAGGTTCCTGCTAAGAGGGAGTTAGTGCCTGGCCTAGCTCCCTCAGCTATCATCTGTCTCTCCTCTGAGTGACCGCTCTCTAGCGTCCGGCCCGCTGGAGGGCGGTTGCTTTTCTGTCCATGAGTTAGCACTCTCAACCAGAGAGTGCTAACGGCTTTTTCAGATTCGTTCAGAAAGCCATTGACATCCTGGGGGAAAGCTGCTATAGTGAGAGTGTCACTGGCCAGCTTTGGGGGCGATTTGCTTTTATTCGCCGTCTAACAGAATAGGATATTCTGGGCAAAGCGCCCCTTATCAAGCGGACTCACGTCCCCAGCTAGTCAGTGACATGACGGCGAAACTTGATAAGGGGCGCCTTGCTATGCCCGGAGAGCGCACTGACAGGAAAGTCACCGGGACTAGCAAACGGGGAGGGCGACAATGGGGGAACAGTTTCTGAGTCTGAGGGCCGCGATTCGGCAGGCTCGCCGCCTGGCGAATGAGACTGGCGAGTGTCACATCGTCTACCACAACAAGAAGAGAGGCTCTGGCCGTCGGTGCGGCGTCGTGCGGCGTAGTGAGGCCAGCCAGGAGCAGCTAGGTTGGGCAGTGGACTACGCTTGGCCCGGAGAGAGGAGGGAGGAGAGGTGAAAGTTGGAGAACTTTTGGAGATGCTTCACGAGCTAGAGGCCATCGAGGATGACGAAATCTGGTTGGTGACGGTCCAAAATGGACAAATCTATCGCAGTAGCCTGGACGACATCGAAGTGGACGAGGAACGAGGCCGCGTCTACCTGAATGAGGCTGCGCTTGTGGAGCTGATGGAGGCGCAAGCATGAGCAGCCGTGCCAGCTACAGAGGGTTCAAGATTCTTGGCGCCTCGTATTGTACCTGGTTTAAGGGTAAGCAGACTGAGTATGCCGTACCAGGGCCCGGCGTAAAGTGGGGGCCGGTTATGCGTCACCCCAAGCCAGCCCCACCGGACGGCAAGCCTTGTGGCCCAGGGCGCTTCCACCTGATGAAATATCTGTCGCTTGTCTTTCACCCCGGCGGGTATCCCTGGTTTGCCGAATACTGGGAGGTAACTGGAGAGGATGAAGAGAAGGTTGCTGTTCCTGCATTACGGTTACGGAGGATAGACCGGAGGGTTCTGTGTCGGGCTTTGCGTCCGCCCTTCAATTGGGGACGATATTCAGACCTGGGCTGGATCAATCTCTCTAAAGGCGACCTACACGGGGCCAACTTACGCGGGGCCAGCCTATATTTGGCCGCCCTAGTCGAGGCCGACCTACGCTGGGCTGACCTGACTGGGGCCGACCTGACCAATGCCAACCTGGCCCGGGCCAATCTGAGGGAGGCCAACTTGATCGGGGCCGATCTAGGCTGGGCCAACCTACGCTGGGCCAACCTGACCGGGGCTAACCTGACCAATGCGGTGTTGTGCTGGAGCTACTTGCTTGATGCCGATCTGAGAGGGGCCGACCTGACTAGGGCCGACCTGACCAATGCTAACCTGACCCGGGCCAATGTGACCGGGGCCAATCTGACTGGGGCCAATTTGACGGGCGCTCTGGGAGTGGAGCAACCATGAATAAACCCGCCATTTGGCAGGGCCTTCTATGTATGCTGGTGCTCCTGGCAATTCAGGCATTGATCTGGTGGTTGGAGTGGTGGGTCGGCTGAGGGAAAAGGGGAATCAGAAAGAGGGGGAAGAAGAATGAATCCTGAAGAGATTATTGAGGTCTTGGAGCAAATCGGTGCTTTGTTGACGCCCGCAGCAAATCGTGTATGGGCCGCAGCCCTAAGATACAGCTACCTGACCGGCTGGCTATACACAGGCGTGGGTATCGTTCTGTTTGTAGTTGGGTTAGTGGGCGTCCGGTTCTACCGAGAAGGCTCTGGACTAGGAAGCAGACAAGGGTATTCTCACTTTCCTGATGAAGACAAACAGGCTATTGGCGTTCTATTAGCCCCGATGGGGTTTATTACCTCTCTGACTAGTCTCTTGATTGGACTGCCTTATCTTCTGGCCCCTGAGTTCGCTACTATGAAGGTTTTACTAAAACTACTAGACTGAAAGGAGAGAGGGATGAGCGTCGCAGTAATGTACGTTGAGCCCGAACCGGCAAAGACTCTTAGAGAGGTCTTCAACGAAAGTAATTGGCGAAGCGATGACTACCCTATCTACATCGCTTACCAGAACGATGTCGGTGTAGCTTACGAGGAACCTGTCACCAGCTTTCGCATCGACCACGAAGCCCGGCGATTCTATGTGTTTGGGAATAGCTGCCCACAGGAGATAGGGTCGTGAGGATCACGAATCGCTATGGCCTTCCCCAAGCCATTGTAAACGCAGTGACCTACGATGGCCACGCAACACGAGGGGACTTTTCAGCTACGGAGTTGGTGCTACCGCCACGCATCCGAATGTTGCGCAAACGACATGATGACGAGATGGTTGAGGATGCCAGCGAACGGCTATGGCTGCTTCAAGGACAGGCCATTCACGCCACGCTTGAGCACAGCAATGTTGCCAATGCGCTACAAGAGGAGGGCCTGACCTGGCGGATCAACGGCACACTTATCTACGGCACGCCCGACTGGTATGAGGAATACAGAGTAGTAGACTACAAGAACACATCAGTCTGGAAGGCATTGGCAGCAGCACGGGGGGAGGCACCGGAGTGGGATGCACAAGTAAACATCTATGCGCAGATGTACAGGGAGATCGGGTTCCGCGTTGATGAGCTTTACATCGCGGCCATCCTGCGTGACTGGCAGGGAAGCCGTGCTATGCAGGGAGGCGACTATCCCCCCAGGCCGTTCCTGATGATCCCGGTCTCGGTTTGGTCTCCCGAACGTGTCTGGTATTATGTGGTAAAAAGGATTGGGTTTCATCGGAGAGCCGAGAGACGGCCCGATGACGAACTCCCCGTCTGCACACCAGAGGAGCGTTGGGAAAAACCGACAGTCTGGGCAGTGATGCTGAAAGACCGAAAGAGGGCCAGACGACTATTGGCCAGCCCAGAGGAGGCCGAGCTTTATATTCAATGTCACCTAAACCCGAAGGCCCGTATGAGGGCCACAATTGTAGAGCGCCCCGGCCTCTGCGTCCGATGCGCAGGGAAGCCGAGGGGTTACTGCGGGGTGAATCAGTGGTGCAACTGGTATCAGGAGAGGAGGGAGAACAATGAACCTGGATGAACTAGATCGCGCGTTGGAGGCTGAGGGGGTGGAGTACACTCTGACCCAGAACGAACGGTCGTTTGAAGTGGAGTTCCCTGGCCGCTACTCATTCGACAGCATCTGGTGGCTAGGGGGCATCATAGAGAAGGCCGTGCCCGACAGCAGGATTACGGGCATATCCTGGGGTCAGCAGCGCCTAGCCTTCTCTTTCGAGGAGCGAAGGGTAGGTGGGAGTCTAGGCTGGGTCGGGATGCCGGAGTACGCTTAGGAAAGGCAGGAAGGCGGTGAAGCCAACGAATGTCAGCGTTACCTATGGGCGCAAGTTCAACTTAGGTGAGTTCCAAAGCGCACACATCGAGATTTCGATTTGGGCCGAGGTGGACGAGGAGGACGACCTGAATGAGGCTATGAGCCAGTTATGGTGCATGGCTAAGGAGAATGTCAAGGCCCAAGCCCTGCCTTTGGTAGCAAAGCAACGCGCCAAAGTCAACGAGGTCTTTCTTGGGCTCCCAATTCAACTACAAGAGGAGGCACGTGCCAATGGCCATTAGAGGACTGACCGATACGGTTCTACCGACGTTCCCGCGCATCGGCAAGCTGCGCAAGGGTGGCCCTCGCCCAGAGAGTGGCCGAAGACCTGGCAAGGACCTCGAATATTTTCGCTTCACCAGCGATAGGCCGGATGTAGTGAATGCTTTTCAGGCAGTCTATGGGGATGAACCGCAGGAGATCGACGTTTACCTGCCCTATGCACGGATTGAGGACAACTTCTCTTGCTGGAAGGAGCACTGGCAGGCCGGAGGTTTGCTGCATCGTTGTGATGGTGAGACCTGCACCATCTGGCTCCGAGAGGATGGTAGCTACAGCCAGGAGCCAAAGCCATGCCCTGGGGGATGTAAAGAGGTGGGACGGCTTAGTCTAATTCTGCCGCCACTTATCCGTGCGGGATATGTAGGCTATGTTACTATGGAGACACACAGCCTACACGACATCCTGGCGATACAGGCTGCTCTCATGGCAACAGTGGAGGCCAGGGGCCAAGAGGATTTGCGTGGCATTGGCTTCTGCCTACGTCGAGTAGCAGAAAATATCTCTACCCCCTCGACAGGGGGGAAAAGGGTACGTCGCATAAAGTGGTTGGTGAAACTGGAACCTGCCGCAGCGTGGGTTGCTGCCCAACTAGACAAATCCCGGAGTGAAATGCTTTCGCTTCCCTCTAGTAGTGAGGGACGCGCACTACCCACCCCCACCACAGAAACAGACACAGCGACTGAAGAGGAGCCCCAGGATCAAGAGGAACCCCAGGATGCTGAGTCTAAGATACCAGAAGAGCGCATGAACGATAGCCCGGAACACTGGACAAGCGATTCCTCGAAACGAGCGCGGTTTTGGGCAAGATGGAAGAATCTGGGGCTGGAGAGAGCAGACGCGCATCGAGAGTTCGGAGTTGAGTCCATGAAGGACACCACTATGAGTTGGGAGGGTGTATCCGCTATCCTGGACTTGCTGGACTACGGCCTCAACACTCTGACCCTCAGTCTCTTGGAGATATTGGAGGCTTGGGGAATAGAAACTCTGGCTGGACTACGAGGAACACAGTTGGGTCCCAAGATGCGCAGAGAGCAGTTGGACAAATACGTAGCTCAAAAAGCGGCCCAGGCCGAGAGCTAATAGACATCTCCCGAAAAGTAGGAGGAGCAGTGTACCAGAAAATCATTCTTGTGGGTAGGTTGGGTGCAGACCCAGTGATGCGATACACCCAAGACGGAACTGCCGTTACCAATTTCTCGGTAGCCACAGACCAGAAGTGGACGAGCAAGGACGGCTCCACCAACAAAAAGACGGTCTGGTTCCGCGTGTCGGCTTGGCGCAGGCTGGCGGAGACCTGCAACCAGTATCTCTCCAAGGGTCGCCAGGTTTTTGTGGAGGGAACGATACAGGAGCCACGGGTCTATCAGACCAACAATGGCGAGTGGCGTGCGAGCCTCGATGTGCGGGCATACAAAGTTGTTTTCCTGGGGAGCTCGGAAGAGCGTGCCCAAGAGCGTGCCACTGCTCCAGAGCCGGAGACGCAAGAGGAGATTCCCTTCTGAGGTGTGGCAGAGGAAAGTGCCGATGACTAACTACGCGCCGCTGACGGACCGAGAGATCAAGGATCAACTGAACTATCTGCTTGCGTCAGCCAAGGCTGGTATCGTTAACCGAGAAGCTATCGAGATTCTTGCTCTACATGAGCTCCTGGAGCTACGCCAGCGGCGATGCAAGACGTGCAGGTTCTTCAGCTATCTTGAGGATGAAGACTGGTATCTCTGTGAAAAAGGCAACGGGGCCTGTGATGACTTTGGCCCCGAGTGGGGTTGTGCAAGCTGGCAGCGAAAGGACACCGCCAATGACTGAGCCGCTGAGCGACGAGTGGATTGAGGAGCAACTGGAGTGGTGTGAGAAGCATCTGGCCGAAACGAACATGCCTGAAGTCTTGGAGAATTATCGGTCGGCGCTGAGGGAGTTGCAGCGAATATGGCAGCAACGTTGCGAAACATGTCGGTACGGGGCGAGCGATGGTTCGTGTTTTGCTCCTCCCCCTCGGGTAGACCGAGACTGGACAGAGTGGTACTGTGCCGACTGGAGGGCGAAAGATGACGACGCCAAGGCGTAGCAAGATAAGCTGGACGGACTTTTCAGGCGGAGACCTCAATTTCGTGCTGGGTTGCACGAAGGTAAGTCCTGGGTGCCGTAACTGCTATGGGTTCCGCTGGGGTCAGAGATGGGGCATAGACTTCTCTACGGTGCAAATCTACCCAGAGAAGCTGGAGCGGCTACGACGCTGGCAACCTAAGCCACCGTTCAGGCGAGGGCCGAACAGCAAGCCCATGGCCTTCGCCGTGGATATGGGAGACCTGTTTCACGAGGATGTGCCGACTGCACTTATTGCCCAGTTCCTGGGAATCGTAGCCGAGAGACAAGACATAGATTGGCAGGTATTGACCAAGCGACCCAAAAGGATGGCTGAGCTATGGGGGGTAGAGGAATGGAGGAGGAGCGTCTATCCCAGGTCCGGGGAGAAATGCCCGTGGCCTTTTCCCAACCTGTGGTTGGGTATCTCGGCGGAGAATCAGAACACTGCTGAGGAGCGAATACCGCTGCTCTTAGGGATACCTGCGGCTATAAGATTCCTGAGCTACGAACCAGCGTTAGCACGTATAGACATCGTACAATACCTAGACACCTGTGATCCAACTTGCAGGGTTCCCCGACCACATAAGTTCCATTGCCTGCCGTGTTCGTTCTGTGAGGGTTATCGACCATGTCTGGACTATGTCATAGTCGGGGCTGAGTCGGGCCCCAACCGGCGACCATTCAGGAAAGAATGGGCCTGGGATGTGCTCGACCAATGCCGCGAGACCGGAGTGCCGTGCTTTCTAAAGCAAGACTCAGGGCTGAGGCCAGGCAGGCCGCTGCTGGACAGAGAAGGAAGAGAGGTCAAAGAATGGCCAAGAAACTGAGCGAACGGCTAGGAGAAAAGGTGTTGGTGCGCACGGCGACCGTTCGAGGGGAGGAGACGTTTATTTTCCCGGAAGCGTTGTATGAGTGGCTCCTAGAACTGAGCCAGCTAGTCGAGCGCCACGAGACGAGAATAAACCTTCTCCTGATGTTCAGCCGTGAGACGACGCCCAAAGACCCCGACACAACCGTTGGCCAAGCCGATGACGAGATCCCCAGGCTCAAGGAACGCATCGCTGAACTAGAACCTGACGCTGAGATAGGGCGATTGGTGCGGGGAAGGGCAGATTACACACAGTTGAGGGGTGATCAGATGTGTTATCGGGGGATTATAGGAGGAACTACCGAGGAGTGGACAGCCCTCGCAACCACAATCGGCAATCCCGCCGAGGCTCTGCGGACGATACAGGAGAGTCGCCCCATGGAATCTGACAAGGTAGGGATTCAGGATATAGCCCTGCGGGAGCTCAGAGCCGAGAACGAGCAACTTCGGCAGCGGGTGGTGGAGTTGGAAGCAATAAACGCTGATCTGAAGGCCGACGCCGAGATAGGGGAGTTAGTTCGAGGGATGCGGAAAGACTCGCGTTTGGTGAGGAGCGACGGGCGCTATCGAAGCATTAGAGGATGGACTACTGAGATTTGGACACAGCTTTTCGACTATACCGACGACCCCGCCGAGGCTCTGCGGGCGATACAGAAGGAGGAGGGAACTAGTGGAGACCAGGGATAATCTCCAGACGATTAGAGCATTGGAACAAGAAATCAGGGAAAGGAAGGAGCAGATCCGCCAACTTGTCAGAGATTGGCAGGGCATGGTGCCAGAGCCTTCCGCGCCTGAGATTGTTGACACCCTCAAATACGTCGAGCAGGAATTGGGTGGCTACATCGGAGAGCTTTTCTATGAGGCAGCTCGTTGCGCAGCAAGCCAGTTTGTTAGGAATGCTTGGCCCCAGATCGGTGGACTCGTTAATACGCCGCCTTGGGATAAGTACAAAGAGATGATGGAAGAGAAACTCACAGGCACAAAGAGGCAGCTTCTACAGGCAATAGCCCAAGTGCTAAGCCAGGAGATTGCCGATGACTGAGCGCACAGAAGCTGAGTGGAGAGAACTGGACGATAGGATTGCACGAGAGATCATGGGCTGGGAGTTCGTGGATAGGTGCTGGGTAGACCCCAACGACCCATTCCTGATGCTCCTGACTCACCACGGAGGGGATGTCCACAAAGAAACTGTTGGTGGGCCTCCTGCTCGCGGTTCGATCTGGTCGCCACACACCAATGTGGGCCAGGCGCTCGTAGCTATGGAGAAAATCCTCGGGGAAAGTCAACATACCGCGATGTCGATTTGCCAGGCTATTGAGGAATGGCTGGATAGAGAAGGAGAGACTCCAGCCGAACGAGAAGATAAACGCACACAGGCCAGCTAGACCTCAAATTCCTGCCGGTACTAGAAAGGAACAGATTATGATTCAGCTTTGCAAAGATTGTCAGGAGCGGCTTTTCGACGAATGGGCCAAGATCATCGCTCAGGGATGCACAGACTTTTGGCCTGACGAGTTCCTACTAGGCTGGGAAGACTCGATCACCATAAGAAAAAGCGACTTTCTTGCGGGGATGGCTAAACGGGGGTGGTACTGCTGTACAAGCTGTTACCTCTGGCAACGGGAGCCGCTGAACGAAGAAGAGCTGTGTGCCGAATGTGCCGCTCAAACCCCACAGGAGGAGCCATGGGAGCTATGAACGCCAAGCCTATGGCCATGGGCTCGCGTTCCATTCGGGCTTGGCAGGCTGGGATGAAGCATGAGACACGACGCTTAGTGAGGCCACTCGGACTAGCTCCGAATGCGACTGGGGTTATAGGACCTGCATACTCCATTGGCACGATAGTGTGGTTCAGGGAAGCTCTGCAAGCCAACCCTATTCCAGGCGATGACGGGATGTTCTATGATCGTGAGATCGTCTATCAAGCTGACGGCCTGCTCGCTTCGCAACGTGTCTGGGATTGGCAACGAGACGTGCTCCCCGCTATTTTCATGCCCCGTTGGGCTTGTCGCTACTATGCACGCATCACTTCATTCCGTTCGGAACGCCTTCACGAAATGAGAGACGTGGACGCGGTGGCTGAGGGGGTTCTAGTTGACCTCGACGGAGAGGAAAGTGTCCTACGGTATCCTGGAGAGTGGGTAGAGCACTACGCCGACTGGTGGGACGAGTTACATAAGAAGCGGGGAACGCGGTGGATGGACAATCCGTGGGTCTGGGTATATGGATTGGAAAGGATGCCGGAAAATGACCCACACTAAAACGATGCAGAAACTTCAGTCCACTCGGAAACGGAAGGCGTAGTGGCTGGACGAAGAAAGGAGTCGAGACGATGCTCAACTATGAACAAGTGATGCAAAGATACGGCGACCGAAAGATGCAGTTCAAAAACTATTATGACTATTCCTTTACCTTCGTCAGCCTAGACGGTAGGCTCAAAGCCTGTTTGGGTGGCACAGCAGAGGACATCTCACGTGTCTATCTGGACGCAGAGCCATATCCGCTAGACCTATTGATGCAAGAATGCGTTCTGTCTCTCTGGGATAATGGTGAGCTAATCTACGAAAGCAGGTGCGCCAGCCAAGCATGAGAACCAACGAGACGACGGCGCAGAAGGCGCGTCGTTTCTACCTCGACGGCTTCGGGTGTATCGCCATAGGTAGGGTTTTGGGCTTGCGGCCCGGCCAGGTTCGCAGCATTCTAAAGGGAATGGGCGTCAAAGTGAGGGGCCGGAAGTACAAGCGTTTCGAGCATCGAGGACGACGGCTCTGCCTGCGCTGTCAGGTGATACTCGACGAAGCACCACCGGGCACAGAGGAGCTTTGTGGGTGGTGCGTGGAAGAGATACGTATAGCGAGAGAATGAGAGGAGATGAAGAGTGAGTGGGCGAATGGAGCGAAGCGAGTTCGAGGAAAAAATGAAGGCGGTAGTCGATGTTGTCGCTGGTAACAGCCAGTCTCCGAGGACAGACTGCGTTCACCTCCGGCCAAGAGCATATGCCGATGGCTCAAGTATGTATGAGTGCGCCAAACTAGGTCTCATAGTTGGTGAATACAGTGGCCTGGCTAGTGATTGGGAGTGGGGCTGCGTGGCCGATTGCAAGTGGTATGAGAAGAACACACGGAGGACACAACAGAGGGAGAATAGCCATGCGTAAACTCGATAACGTTATGCTGGTCACAATTGACGCTCTACAAAGTTGCCGGCCCAAGAAAGACGAATGGACATCCTTCGGGGAGCTTTATGGGAAGTGGGCTGCCAATGCTAAGACAGATAGATACTCTGTCTTCGGGATGTTGATTGAGGAGCGAGATGCTAAAAACGCTGTTCTTCTAGCCGCGATACTACATGTCAATGAAACCCATGGTTCCGCCGCAACAGAGTGGCTCATGGCCCTTTTTGGGGGGCGTGGAAAAAGCCTGGAGGAACTTACGAAGATATGTGCCTCCTGTCCAGACAAGTCGTTGCTACCATTAACTCCTCCTGAACCCGTGGAAGACTTGCTGGGCATAGAAGAATTGAAAGGGACTTTTTTTTGAGGGAGGGGTCGTGAAACGCAGCTTGGCCGAGGCCGTCTGGCAGACACAGGGGTGTTTATCCCGGCATTATCAAAGAGCTGAGGAATGACTGAGGAGAGGCGGTTGACCGGGGAAGAGCGCGAGCTATTGGCTCTCATGGCCCAAGTTGGCAGTCCGCTGCGAAGAGGACGTACAAGCATCCTCTTCTTTCCTGGAAAACAAACGACACACTTGCCCCCCAAAGCCTACCAGAGCTTTCATTCTCTCTTGCGGCAGGGCCTAATAGAGCCAATTGCAACTGAGGGTAAGCCGTTGACAGCGCAAGACTATACACTGGCCGAGGAGGGGCGGCCCCTCATAGTAGAGGTATCTCAGGAGGAGATATGCGACGCGACCTAACTGAGGCTGTGGGCTGGTTCGTGTTCATCGTCGCCAGCGGGTTCCTGTTCGGCATGGCCCACTACTGGGGGTGGGATGCGGGGAGGACGCTGCTGGTCAAGGTGTTGGGGGCGGTGCACCCATAAGGCTTGGTCTAGTCAAACCTTGTGGGGATGCGCGGGGCAGGATTGAGGAATCGCCAGCTTAAGGAGCAAGGACATGAACGAAAAAGCGAAACTGTGCTATGTGAAATTGCCTATAGTTTGGTTCACTACGGATTTTGCCAACCAATGGGGCGACGACTGGAATGATGCACCCTATGAACACAATGCAGGAGACCCCTATCCCCCACGTGGGGGCCGAAGCTATGAGCTATTTCAGGTGGCAATATTTGTCAACCCTTTTACCACATGTATAAGAACCCCCGCTGATGAAAACTACCCCAACAGCCCGTGGTCAGTAAAGGATATAAATAACGGAGCCGTTCCTTGGCTACGATTTATGGATACAGAACTGTCGCCGCCCAAAACCTTCCTCTCAATTATGGCAGGCACTAGCTACGCCAAGTTTCGAGCGTTGCTCATCAAATACGGTATCTTCTTTCTGTTCCCCCCTGTGGCGAACATGGTATATGGATCGACTATCTGTTCAAGCTCTTAGAAGAAGGAGAGTGAGATGGAGAAGAAACAATTGACGGTAGGCGACGGCTTTCGGCTGGGCATTGGCCTCGTCCTGGCTCAGCTATTCCTGGTGCTTTGCGTCGCGGCTGCCCTATTCACCCTGGGGTTCGTGGGTGTATTTCTAGCAGCGTTGGGATTGGAGTAGCGACGATGTTTTTCGTTATCAGTATCACCGAGGACGGAGACGTGAACGTGGAGGGCTTGGATAAGCCCTCTCTCATCACGCGGCTCTCTCAGCCTCCAGGAAGGGGCTATCAAGGATGTTGGTTTCACTCCAAAGTCCCGTCTCGTGATCCCAACTACTGGTTTCGTACCAGCGGCGGTGCGGCCATTATAATCGAGGGTGAGATAGTGGTTCCTAAAGAGAAGGTCGTCTCTTGGGAGCTAGTACCGGCGCATGAGACGAGCCCCGAGGAGTAGGGGGTAGGCCAACTAGAACTAGGCTTACTCCTGTGGTATACTTGAGCTCCTCATCATCATGGACAGGATAGGTAAATGGCTCGCTCCGTTCAAGCAGAACCACCATGGGATCGGGAGGCTGAGGAAGCCGTCATCGGCTCGCTGCTGATAGACCCCGATGCTTTAGAGCGAGTCCGGGCCGCCCACCTACACTATACCGACTTCTACCGCCAAGACCTGGGCGCCATCTACCAGGCCATAAGCTCGCTGGCAGAAAAAGACCAGGACGTGGATTATGTCCTGGTCGTCGGCGAGCTTCGGCAACAGGGGAGGTTGGAGAGGGTGGGCGGCGCAGCCTCCCTGACCAAGCTCATCAGCCGCTGCTCTAGCAGCGTCCACGCCGCCTCCTACGCCCGCACCATCGTAACCCGCGCCCTCCAACGCAGGTTGCTCAAAGGCACCGGAGACCTGGCGAAATTGGCGTATGGGCACAAAGGCACCTCAGGCGAATTGTGCCGTGAGGCCGAGGAGAGATGGCAGGCCCTCAACCTGCACTCCCGGGCCGATAAGCCCCGCATCATTGAGACCATGACCGCCGACATGATTATGGCCATCGACTGGCCCGAACCACATTGGATCATCCCTGAATATCTGCCTGCGGGCCTAACGATCCTGGCCGGACGGCCCAAGGTCGGAAAGTCCTGGCTATCCCTGCAAATAGCAGCCTCCGTCGGCAGTGGGGGCGTTGTGCTGGGAAAGCAGGTGCCTCAAGGCAAGAGCCTCATGCTGACCCTGGAAGACCCGGCCCGACGGCTGAAACAGAGAATGCAGATGCAGAACTGGCCGCCATACGTGGATGCGGAGTTCCTGACCATCGACAGGTTCCTGGATCAGTTGGGGGATCTGAAACTGGACGAGGTGGCTAGGCTGGCCCACAAGATAGAAAGCGAGGGCTACACGTTCTGCGTGATAGATACGTTCAGTAGGGCGTTCCGAGGCGACCAGGGCAAAGTCAACGAGATGACCGATGCGCTGGCCCCGCTGAGCGAAGTCGCCAACCGTCTCAATATATGCGTCATGCTCATAGATCATCTGCGCAAGAGTCGGGGGGATGTTTACGATGCTGTCGAGGACATCCTGGGAAGCACGGCTAAAGCCGCTGTACCTGATACGTTGTGGGGGTTGTACCGGTTGCCGGGAAAACGGGGAACTATCTTATCTATCACTGGCCGGGATGTGGTGCCGTGCAAGCTGCAACTCAGCTTCGACACCGTGACCGGCTGCTGGCAGAGCGATGGAGAGGTGGGGGAACCGAAACTGTCGGATGCCCGGCAGGAGATACTGGACGTGCTGATGGACTTGGGGCCGTCCACGAATAAGGAGATAGCCGATGTGCTGGGAAAGAACAAGGGGAACACCTATCGGCAACTCCAAGATATGCTGCACGCGGGCCTGGTGACCTATGATGACAAGAAGTATGCTCTGGCCTGACGGTTGTGTTGACATAATGCGTCTTCTTTCTCTCTTATACAGGGGGCGTGTCGCGCTACTCTGTGTGTGTCTCTCTCTACTCTCTCTCTCTCTCTCTCTCTCTCTCTACTCTCTCTACTCACTCAGAAACGCTACAACCAATACAACCAATACAACCAGTACAACCGCTACAACCAGTACAACCGAGAGCGTATGAGATACGTAAACGTCTTACTTGACAGTAACGGTTGTACTGGTTGTAGCGGTTGTAGCACATTGCTACAACGGTTGTAACAACGAGAGAACCGCAAGGCGGTGGAAACTACAGGTACCAATGGAACCGGTTTCGGTAGACATAAGGCGAAGATATGTAGACGACTGGAGATGGCTGGATAAGACCCATAAAAAACGGTTGTACCGGTTGTATTTCGCCTCTTTTCAGGTACAACCGGCGCAACTAGACGCGGTAAGAAAAAATGCGTAAACGTTAATTTACTTCACGTTACGGAGGTGCCCTATGCGCTATGCTTCTCGTGTCGATGAAAATCAGGCGGAAATTGTGCGCGACCTCCGAGCAGCCGGTGTCTCAGTTACTCTTCTCCATCCCGTCGGCCACGGGTGCCCTGATCTCCTCTGTGGCTTCCGGGGAATGAACTACCTCTTGGAGGTCAAGTCCGATGGCGGCAGGCTGACCCCAGCTCAACACGCCTGGCACGACACTTGGCGCGGCCAGGCTGCTGTTGTCCGCAACTCCGAAGAAGCCTACAAAGTCCTCAAAGTCGGCTCCCTACTCGATGCCGACGCCCAACAACGCCTCGTCGGTAAAGACCCCCTCACCGTCGGACTCCTCACCCTCCACCCAGCTACCGGAACCGTCACCACCGCCGAGGGCCAGTACCACCTAACACCAGTCCAAACCTGCCTCCTCCGCCACCTCATGCTGGAAAGCCCTAACCCCCTCCTGTCCAGCACTATCCTCAAAGAGGTCTGGGGCTATACCCTGGGCCTCGGCACCTCAGCCCTGGTGCGGGCTCACGTCTGGAATATCCGTAGGACCATAGAGCCTGACCCTACCCACCCACGCTACCTGCTCACCATGCCCCGCCGTGGCTACTATGTCCCGGAACGAGCGGGCATGGTTGCCCCCCAACAGGAGCCGTGATATACTGACCCCAGCGGGGGAAGCCGACGACTGGGGCGGGTGGGGACGGCAAAGCCCCGCTGCGAGAGGAGTAGATATGTATCTGATTCGACGCTCTCGATGGGCTGTGCTCCGTCGGTTCCCTGCCTACTGCCTTATGCACCACAAAATATTCGTCTCTATATGCCAAACCGCCTCAACGCCCTTCGCTACTCTCTCATGCTCGCCTGGCAAGGTCTCAAAACGTGAGGCTGTAGACGGCAAAGCCCCGGCGTCCGCAACCGGGGCCTCGCCAAGTATTCGGTTGTCGGGGCTCGCTGTCTTATGACTCGATAGACTCCTCCTCCATCATATGTCCCCATTCCTGCTCAAGTCGCTCGCGCAGATACTCAAAGATCGCGAGCTGCGCAACATGGGCAGGTGATGCTTCAGCCGCGACTAGCTCTGTTACCCTGCTCCCGATCTCGCTGAGGTTGTCGGCTGCAATGCGTAAACACTGCCAGAAGTAGACTGGCGTACTGCTGTCGGCGATGTCCCAAATGACGTCTACGTACTCATTGGCGCCAGCGCAAGGGTTCTCTCGACGCCACTCGCGCAGGTCGGCAATGGCATCCTCAACAAGCTGCCTCAGAGTCAGTTCCTTGGTCATGTCAGACCCTCCATCATCTGCTCCCACTCCTGCCTAAGCCGCTCAAGTAGACGCTCAAAGACCGCGAGCTGTGCGGCTTCGGCGGGGGACGCCTCGTGGGGCGCAACTAGCGATGGTTCCACTATCACCATGCTAATCTCACCACAGTTGTCAACAACAATGCGCAGGTGTACCCTCAAGTGTGCCGGGGTGTCGTTATCGGCGAAGTCGCAAATGACATCTACCCATTCATTAGAGTCAGCGTCGGGATTTTCCCGAAACCAGTTGCGCAAGTTCTCGATGGCACCTGCAACGGAATCCGCAACTGTTGCAACGAATTGCTCTAAAGTCGGTTCCTCGGTCATGTCAAGCCCTCCTCTCTTATTCGCTCCCAGTTTTCGTCAGGCTTATGCCAGCCAAACTTGAATAGCCTGTCGAAAATAGGTACGCCGCCAGCTATCGGCTCGCTCCAAGCATAGGTCGGTAAGTGTATCTCCGACTCGGACCCGTCGAGACCGTGTAGAACCGTCATCCCCTCGGGGTCTATGCTGGCTATAAGCCACAAAGTTTGCTCTCTACGATGCACTACTACGTCACCCACTAGGAGTCCCATTGTCCTCCCTCCTCTCCTTGGCCACGGCACGGAGAAAGCGAGCGTGAAAGGGACTCATAACTCGCTCTAGTCTGTCTAGGGCACGGCTCAAGTCCGGGTTCTCCTTCCCCGTTTCACGTATCACCCACAACTGCTGGCAGTAGAAGTTGTAGTAGGTGCGCTCGATTTCTAGCTGGGGATAGCCCAGTAGTTCCTCCAAGTACCATCTTTGTCGCTCAGACATATACTGAGTGACTTGCTCTAGTTCGGTCATGTCCCCCCCCCTAATGGTAGTGAAGTGAGTTTGCGTAGGGCTCCATCCAAGCGATCTCTAGGCGATAGGCGAGCTCTGTACGTAGGTTGCGCTGGCGCTGTGACCCTGGGTCAGCATCGCCGCTGATCTGCCGAACCGCCCAATCAGCCGCCTCCTTGTACAGCTCGGCCCACGGCACCCGTGGTCGGTGTAGAAGAAGCCAGCCGAAACGACGCCACGCATACCGACCGAGGATGTCCCACTCCTGGTCAGAGATGCCTCTCTCTGCGTTACTCATCTCTCCCTTCCCCCTCTTGGCCTCGGCCCCGATACCGGAACCCGAAAGCCATCTAGCGCCTCCGGCGGAATGTACCACCGACGACTACCCAGGTTGATCGCGCCCGGCAAGAGACCGAGGCGGCACCACCTAGCAACGTTTTGTGGTGTCCGGCCGTAGCGGACAGCTACGTCGCGAGTGCTCAGCCAGGTCTCTCGTATCTGATCACACTCCGCCAGCCACTGGTCAATGACCGACGACGGCGGCGGACGGTTGTGGTCGATACGATATTGCCGGATGCGTTGGCTCAGAAACGACGAGCGCTCAGTCATGTATTGCCTCCTCTATTATCGCTATAGGTGTCCACTGCCGCCACCCCGGTGCGTCGGGCTTGTTCGGGTCAGGGCCGTAGTGTAGATCGCCCCGACGTACCCCGCGCCGCAACATGCGCTTGTCAGTCGCCGTGCCACAATAGTGCTCGGCCGCGGCGTATAACCCCTCGGTGTAGGCCCGCCTCACCAAGGCCGAGGCCCCTGCTGGCGGTGTCGGGAGCCGGTAACACTCAGTCATGTCAGCCCCCCCCCTCACCATATGCCGAAGACGGTGATAAAAAACGGCTCGAAAAACGCCGACAGGAACCACGACAATCGTGGGCAGGTGTGGCCGTGCATTGCGAGGGCTTGAAGCCCCCATGATGCGACGATGCCTGCCAAGACGTAGATCCCCACCGCCTCAATAACCATGCCCGCTAACAACTTAATTGCTTTCATTTGCCTGCCCTCCTCCCCCTCTTATGCTGGCCCAGCGCGTAGTGCACCTGCCACGTCGCAAGCCAGCCGTAAAGCCAGGCCGCAAGCCTAGTGTGGGTGCGACGCCAGAGCCAACGAGCAATGTCTGTGCTGAACGTGACGATGTGATACATGCTAAGCCTCCTTCCTCTGTTGTGGCTCCTGGTTATAGCTTCCCAAAGACTAGATTGATCATCGCACCAAAGTTGTCGGTGACTACGAGGTCTCGCTCAAGGACTTCGACCGTCTCATCGAGGAATGCCCGGATGGCAGCAGCCTTCGCATCATTATTCCCTGCCTGGAGGTAAGCCTCCTCGTGTTTCGCTGCGATGAGAATGGCTCCTGCCATCGTCTCTGTTTCATGTGTCAGCCATAGCTCATCCGTACACCTCGGATCACACTCATCTCCTGCGTGAGCACAGTCGAAGCCGTAGACCATTCTGCCTTCTTCAGTCTCCTCGGCGTAGGTGATACCCCCGTGGACAGGTACGTAAGTGAGCAGTCCGCTGTCCCCCTGCTCTTTCACTAGTCTCTCAGGAAAGACGCAATAGCCACAATAGTGACCCGCAGGATGCTTTACCAAGTGAAAGCGGACTCCCCTGGCTTCCCACGTCTTGGCGATGAATGTATCTCGTAGTCCGTCCATGCTAAGTCTCCTGCCCCTGTTGTTCCCGATTGATGCGCACAATGTCGTGCCAGATCGCGGCATTCAGTAGGTTGTGGAGGGCGGCCAGGAACTGATCGGGCTCATACGTGCAAAAGCCGCGTATGTCGGTGCTGTATGGCCTCTCTCCATCGTTGCTGACGCGAACTATAACCTCAATGTTTGTAAGCTGCCTGTCCATGTGTCTCTCCTGCCGGTTACGAGGCCACCGGCGGGGCTCGGTTGGTGTGCGGCTGCATTGTCAGCCTATGCTCTAGGTAGTCCACGGTCTCTCGCTGGGCAGTGTCGCCCAGAGCCACGCGCTAGATTATGCCGTCCCTCTTACCTTGGCGTACCCAGGACCAGACCATACTGTGTTTATTCCAGATCTCGCCCCGAAACTCACCGTCGTCTCCATATAGTCCATATAGGGCAAGTGCTAGTGTAATCGGCTCTCTAAGCGCCTGTTTCACCTCCCGGGCCAACCGCATTCCCTTATTGTAGAGCCTCATCTGTCCGGCCCGATCACCCTCCCAGCAGGTCTTGGCTATCTCTCTGCTGGCTCGCGCATTGCCTTGCAGCCGAGCGATCATGTCTTTGGCTGAGGTTCCCCATTCGATCGCCCGTTTGATCTGCCTATAACTCTCCTTCATGCGATTTCCCTCCGTGTGCGCGTGAATGATATTCTCTGCAAACATCATAGCACACTCGGCGTGAAAAGTCATGTGTTTTCACGAAAGCAGCGAAACCTGTAGTATTGCGATCTAGTTTGCAAGAATGCCATCATTGTTCTGTGCGGTGCGCTGTGGTCGAGGCCGGTTGGCTGGGGCAGAAGGTCTTGCAGGGGAGGGGTGTCGGCTGCAAGTTTTTTCTCGTAAAGGTGTGGGTGTGGGTGTGCATTGACTTGACAAGACGCAAGAAACCTGCTATAGTGGATATACCCCTACGGGGTATGGGTATGTAATCGGTCAAACAGGCTTGCGGCCTGCCCGCCGTAAACAGGACAGTTTCACTCCTGTTTCTACCTAAACAGGACAAAGTTTGTCCGGTTTCCTGGGTAATCTGGGGGCCGGTTGCCTGTGAAACAGGACAAGATCACTCCTGTTTCGCGCCGATTCGAGGCTTGTTGTTGCTGTTGTGTGTAGCCTTGTACCGTCAATTATATTATTTATTCCAGAATAAATCATATAATTGGCAGACATATACTCTAACATATGTAACTAGCAGTACACCCACACATACGACAGCATACCACAGGACACAAGGGCACCTAGACAATACCGACGACAGCAACACACACCAAAAGACTATACGAGCAGCAACGAACCGGAACCTGCGATAAACGGCGGCACTAGACGATGATCGGTAGGGGGATACGAACATCAGGGCGGCAACATACACCCCATAGCACCACAAACCACCATACAGCGCGATACTCGCTAGGGCAGGGGGACGGACTGCGCGTCAACGCAAGGGCGCGTAGGCGTGTAAGACCCTCGTCTAGTAATTGAGTTTTCTGTATCGGCTTGACTGTTTATAGAGAGAGGATAGCATATGCCGCGTGACGAAGAGAGGTCTCGGACGATAGTTCTTCCTGCTGTGAACGATCTTCCCCCGCTAGACGACATTTTTCAGGGTCTTGACGAAGACGAGATGGATTTTGTGGTAGCTAGAGCGCAAACACGGTCTATCAGGAACGCCTTGGATATGTGTGGTATCAAGCAAGGCAGTTGGTATGTAAAGCCGAGGTCGAGGAGGGATTATTTAGGGGAATTAGCTTTGATGCTGCGTGCTCGTACCTCGCTTTTGATACAGAAGGTATTTGAGAATGCGGCTGTAGAATCGGCCAAAGCCATCATAGATTTAGTGAAGAACGAAGAGGATGCTCGGATAGTATTAGCGGCTGCGAAGGAAGTTCTGGATCGTTCGGTTGGTCGAGTGCCGTATCATGTACGGCAAGATGTGAGGAAACTACAGAAGGTGGAGTTGTCCTGGTCCAATGGAAATCCGATTGCCCGCGTTGACTGAGGTACAGCAGAAGATATGGGATTATCCTGCCAGGTTCAAGGTGATAGTAGCTGGGCGCCGGTTTGGGAAGACGATATTGGGGGGGTTGAAGGCTACAGTTGTGGCCTTGCGGGGAGGGCGGGCCTGGTGGGTAGCGCCGAACTACAAGTTGGCGACGGAGGGTTGGCTTAGGGTTTGTGACTTAGGGCGGCAGGTGCCGGGGGCAGAGGTACGGAAGAAGGATTGGGTATGGCGTTTTCCGAGTGGTGGGTCAGTTGAGGTACGGAGTGCGTATGATCCCAACGACTTACGTGGGGCTGGGCTGGATCATGTTACTGTAGATGAGTGTGCTTATTTGGATGAAGAAGCTTGGACTAATTGTTTGAGGCCCGCGTTGAGTGACCGGCAGGGTTCGGCCTGGTTTATAGGGACGCCTGGGGGCAGGAATTGGTTTCACCGGCTGTATTTGCGGGGCAAGGCTGGTGAGGGTAGTTGGAAGGCTTTTCAGTATCCGACTAGTGCGAATCCGTACATACCGGATGAGGAGATAGAGATAGCTGAGAGCGAGCTACCCCGCGACGTATTTCGTCAAGAGTATTTGGCCGAATTCTTGGAGGATCAGGGCACGGTATTTCGGAACATAGCCCCGAACATGAAATTGGGGGAGGGGAAGCCGGAGGAGCATATAGGTCACTACATGGTTATGGGTACGGACTGGGCGCAGAAGAAGGATTTCACCGTGGTGTCGGTGGGTTGTTCGGATTGCATGTGTGAGGTAGAGATAGCCAGGCTGAACGAGATACAGTATTCAGCGCAGCGGGAGTTGATACTGCAACTACATCGGAAGTGGAGTCCATCGCGGATAATATGTGAGGCCAATGCCATGGGGCAGCCGAACATAGAGGATTTGCAGGAGATTGGTTTGCCAGTTGTACCTTTCTGGATGGAGGCGAGCACGAAGCCCTCTTTGATACGGAACTTACAGATAGCCTTGGAGAAGGAGGAGATAGCCTGGATAGACGATCCTGTGGGAAGAATGGAATTGGAGGCGTACACGATGGAATTGAATCCTCAGACGATGCGTCCCAGGTATTCAGCTCCCAAGGGGATGCACGATGACACGGTGATAGCTAGGGCGTTGATGGCCAGGGCTTTATTGGAGCCGGCGCCCTACGAATTGGTGAGTTTTGTGTGATGGGGTGGGTAGCGAACCTACTACAGCGCTTTGGGTGGGCCAAGGCTGCGCGGTCTTATCCGCGTTGGCTGACCTCGGCGACGGATTTAGACCGCTGGGATATACCTAGTGGGCAGGAATGGGAAGATCAGGTTGATTTATATGAGACTCTGAGTTGGGTGAATATCGCCGTCAGCCAGATAGCTGGGGAAGTGGCTGTTGCCCATCTCAAGGTACTGCGTATCGGCTCTGAGGAGAAGCCCATTGAGATATACAACCATCCCTTGGAGCGTTTGTTGCGGAGGCCCAATCCCAGGGATTCGCGATACGATCTTCTTTTTGCCACAGCCGCTTATCGGGAGCTAACGGGAAACGCATATTGGCACCTTAACAGGAGGACGCCGGAAGCACCTCCGGCGGAGATATGGCCCATACCTAGTCATCGAATCAAGCCCATACCGGACAAGCGGATGTTCATACGGCATTACGAATATGATCCTGGTTTGGGGCAGAAGATAAACATACCGGCCTGGCAGATTCTTCATTTCCGGCGGTTTCATCCTCGGAGCATGTATGTGGGTCTGTCGCCGATACAGGCATTGATGGTGGTAGCTGCGGGTGATAAGGGGATGCAGAAGTGGAACGCAAACTTTTTCGCCCGTGACCATGCAAAGCCGTCGGGGATTCTTGCTTTCAAGGATGTTATGAGCAAGGGGCGGTGGGATGAGATAAAGAGGCAGGTACAGCTTGATTATGGGGGAACGGCGCGGAAGCTGATGATGCTGCAGGGAGTTGGGGCGGGGGTCAACTGGATTGCCACCCAGATGAGCCAACGAGACCTGGATTTCCTGCTCAGCCGGAAGTTCACCAAGGAGGAGATATTTGGCGTTTATGCGCCGGGGCTGGCCAACATTCTGGATGTGAATGCAACTGAGGCCAATGCAGCTACAGGAATGCGAATGTTCAAGAACCATGTTTACACCCAGATGGTTGCTTTGGCTGAGGTGATAACCAACAATCTGCTGCCGATCTATGGTGAGGACTTATATGCCGAGTTCGATGATGTGCGGATAACCGATGCTGCTCTGGATTTGCAGAGAGAGACCCAATATCTCCGAACGCACACGATAGATGAGACTCGTAGAACCTTCTACAATGATGAGCCGCTTGGGGATAATCGGGGCCAATTGATGGTTGCCGAGGTTTCGGCCCAGAGAACACTGGCTTCGACATTTCGAGGCACGGAGGGAAAGGAGCCCTATCTACCCGGAGACGAGGAAGATGAGCATGGTGGGGGAACGAAGGCGGAGGGGGAGTTAGCCCAATGGCGCCGGTATGCTAATAAGAGGAGTGGGCGTAAGGCTGCACGGTTTGTAACTTACCATCTACGGGACGATCTAGCCGAAGTCATTCGCAACCGTTTACGTGGGGCAGCCAGCCCCGAGGAGGTGAAAGCGGCTTTTGTCGGCCCTTTTTGATTCAGCCTGATCGGGTGAACCTGGACGGGGAGAGAGACCCAAACGCGGAGGAAAAAGATCGTTGGGAGGAACTGCTACTTGGTCTGCTATTAGCTCTCCTGAGCAAGGAGCTCAAGCGTCTTTGGCCGGTGATATTGCAACTGGGTCAGGATTTCTGGTTCGAGGAGAGGGACGCTTGGGTGAGGGAACTAGAAGCTCCGCTGCGGGAGATGGCTCAAGAGGCCCAGGTCTCGTTTCTAGCCCAGCATCCAGAGATTGGGATAGATGTAGCCGAAGCCAATGCTGCTGCCGGGGGTTGGGCCAATCGCTATGCCTATGACCTGGTAGAGGGCTTGCAGGATACAACTCGCCGAGCTTTGCAGCAGGCGATAGGGAATTGGCTCAGGACGCCGGGCCAGAGTATGGAGAGCCTTTACGCGGCCTTGGAGCCTTACTTTGGCCGAGTGCGGGCTGAGATGATAGCCATAACCGAAGTGACCAGGGCATTTGCTGAGGGTGAGAGGCTATTGGGGGAGAGGTTGCAACGGGAGGGTTTCAGGCTAGAGCCAGTTTGGAATACTGCTAATGACGAGAGGGTATGTAGTGTGTGTGCGCCGAATCATCGCAAGAGGCGTTCGGAGGGTTGGACGGTAGATTGGCCGCCGCCGCATCCCCGGTGTCGTTGCTGGATAACCTGGGTTTCTATCCGATGATTAAGATACAGGTTAATGTCGCTGATCTGGCTCGGATTCAGCGCAAGCTAAATGGTCTTCGGCCTCCGGCCTGGATGGGCAGAGTAATGGGCGAGGTGGTAGCTGATATAAAGAACGATATAGCTCAATATCCCGCTAGGAGAAGTGGGCCTATTCGGTGGAAATCGGAGAGGCAAAGGCGTTGGTATCACTGGGCTCGACGGAGGGCTGGACTGTCCCCACGATACAGTCGGCTTAGTGACCCTTGGAGTAAGAGATTGGGGCCGAGTTGGAAGACGGAAGTAAAGCAGGGGGGATTGGTAGGGATAGTTGAGAACGCCAGTGGGTATGCGCCCTGGGTACAGCATAGGCCATGGCAGCAGCCTTTTCATCGAGATACTGGCTGGAAGACGGCGCAGGATGTATTGAAGAGACAGAGGGGAAAGATAGAGAAGCGCATGGCTAAAGCAGCCAGGAGAATTATGGCGTGAGTAGGTTTGAGGGTATTCCAACTACCGTTTTAGAACGGGAGGAGCTAGAGGCCGGTGTTCGGGTAATAGACCTCTTCGTCCGCGTTGGTCTATGTAAGACCAAGAGCGAGGCTCGCCGGTTGGTTCGACAGGGTGGTTGCTATGTGAACAACGGGCGTGTTTCATCTGAATTAGCAGTGATCTACAAAGATGGAGATGGCACCTATTTGAGGGAGAGAGTATGCCCTGGTCGATGAGCGATCCGCCGCCACCGGCTAAGAATTGGCCTGATGAGGACAAGCGCAAATGTATAGCTGCTGCCAATGCAGTTCTGGAGGAAGGTGGAACAGAGCAGCAAGCCATATATGCCTGTATTCATGCCGCTGGAAGGGAGGAAAAGATGAAAGAAGCCGAGAAGAGAGATGTAGACCCTAATGTGGGAGGTGGGGTTGACAGGGACAAACTCAAGGATTCCGATTTTGTCTTCTCCGATGAGCGCAAGTTCCCAGTCGTGACACCGGGGGATGTAAGTGATGCGGTACATTCTTGGGGGAGATACAAGGGCTCCAAGAGTTTCGAGCAGTTCAAGCGCAGGTTGATTGCTCTTTGTCGTCGCAAGGGGCCGAAGTTCGTTGCTGCGCTACCTGATGAATGGAAGGTCAACAAAAGCTATGTCAAGGCGGTTCTGGATACCGAGGACTGGGTACTAGATGTGCTTGGTGCCCCCTTTGGTGGCCCGGTAGGAGGAAAGGACAGTCACGGCGAGTATTTTTCGCCAAAAACCGACTTTCAACTTGATCGGTTTGGCTTGCCCCCAGTAGTGTACTATCACGGATATGATCCTGATGGAGACTTAGCGGATGAGCCTGCATGGATTGGGGATACGGTCAAAACCTGGACGGATAATATGGGTCGCTGGTTTCGCGTGGTATTGAAGAAGACCAGCGAATATGCCAAGCGTGTTTGGGAAGCCGCAAAGCGAGGAACAGCCAGGGCCAGCACGGGGACGGTGAGGCATTTGACTAGACGCGACTCAGATGGGCGCATACGGCTTTGGCCTATTGCCGAGTTGAGTTTGTTTGATGTTGGAGAAGGCAGGGAACCGGCCAACGCTTATGCTGTGGCTATCCCTGTGATGAAAGCGTTGTACCAACGGGCAGGGTTATCCCTGCCCGATAACCTGGAGCCGGAGACACAGGCAAAGGACGCCAGCACAGCGTCGCCGAGTGGGGCAAAGGGAAGGGACAAATCGAATGATTCTAACAAAGAAAAGGAGAACAAGGAGTTCAAAATGGATGCGAAGGAGATTCGAGAACTGGCTACTGAGGCGGCTCACCAAGCCGTTAAGGCTGAGCGAGAAGCACAAGAAAAGGCCAGACAGGAAGAGGAAGCCAAGGAAAGTGAGTTCAAGGCCCGTCTGGAAAAGGAACGGGAAAAGTGGGAGGCGGAGACTGCTAAGGCGAATCGGCTACCTTACTACGAATCTGGTGCGCCAGCAATAACCAGGCACGGGTTTACCCGGAAATATGACAATCTGGACCCGGCGGAGCACGCCTTGATGCTTACGGTGCAGGAAAAGGCTTATCAAAGGGGCATCGCCGATGCACGAAGACCCTCGGATGCTTGCATTAAGGCTTTGGCTCTCAAAGTTGAGAGTGAGGCCAAGAAGGACGGCAATGCGGAAGAGAGTCTCTCGACCATGAAGATGTTTTACCGCCCCGACATGAAGACTAACGAGATCAACTACTCGACTTACTCCAGCTATGGAGATGATTGGGTGGGTGTTCTCTACTCGAACAAACTCTGGGAGAAGATTCGCTCTGAGCTATGGGTTCTGCAACAGTTGGAGCCATATTCGGAGAGGATTCCAGATGGTTTCGAGTCGGATGTGGTGCCCCTCGAAAGCACCGATCCGATCTTCTATAAGGTAAGTCAGGCCACAGCCATCACTAGTACTTCGGGCTATCGACCCACAGCGACTATCACTGCCTCCCCGGTGGGAACGGGGCAGAAAACGTGCTCTCTGGTGAAGATGGGTGCGCGAATCCTCTATACTGGTGAGATGCAGGAGGATTCCTTGATTCGGTTCGCGGCAAACGCCATGAGGCAACTGCAACGAGCTGGGTTGGAGAGTATGGAGCACGCTTTGATCGATGGGGATACCGACACCAGCGCAACGACCAATATCAACGACATCGCTGGAACTCCGGGGGGATCAGAGGTCTTTCTCCTAGTCAACGGCTTCCGTAAGTTACCCTTGGTCACGAACACCAATAACTCAAGGAGTGCTGGGGCGCTAACCGAGGATGATTACCTGGAGACGGTCAAACTTCTGGGAGCAGCGGGTATCAACGCGGTGGATCAGGATAGAGTGTGGTTCATCGTGGATATGAACACCTACTGGAAGAGCCTTCAGTTGGCGGCGGTAAAGACCAAAGATGTCTGGACCCGCGCCACGCTGGAGAATGGGAGGCTGACTGGCTTGTGGGGTTACACACTGCGGCCCAGTGCCTTCATGCACTGGAAAGCAACCAGTGCGGGGTATGAGCGGAAGGCCAACACTTCGGGCAAGGTTGACCAGGATACTGGGTCGAATAACACCACCGGCTCGATCTTGGCGGTGAGATGGGATCAGTGGCGTATGAAGTGGAAGCGGCGCATGACCATCGAGACCGACCGATACATCGAGGCGGACACTAACCAAATCGTTGCTATGATGAGGTGGGGTTTGGCCTATCGGGATACCGAAGCATCGGCCATCAGCTACAACGTGACGCTGTAGGGGGTGAGTGATGACTGACTTGTATGTTCTCCGTAAGGGGGTGTCAGAGATCACCGACCTCAAGGGCGTAACGGCCACGGCCAGTGAAGTGAACATCCTGGATGGGGCCACGGTGACGGCCGATGAGCTGAATATCCTAGATGATCAGGTTGCCGACGCCTCTTTTAGCATAGGGACTGAGAGTGCGGATGTAATCACCGTGAGCGTTCAGTTGTTGAATGCTGCGGCTACGGCGGTCTCGGCCCCGGCAGCGGTCCTTGGGTATCTGGCCTCCGATGCTCTGGCTATGGAAAGATACACTATAACGAACACCGGAGACATAGCTTCGGGCACCGACGGCTTTGTGGTCGAGCTGGTAGACAACTCGGTCTTTCTAGGAGTCAGCGAATCAGATGGAGACCTGGACATAGCCATCAGTGCAAGCGGGACTCCCAGCATGTATCTAGCCCTAGTGTTGCCCAACGGCGCTCTGGCGACTTCCGGGGCCATCACCTTCAGTTCTGGGCTGTGAGGCTGAACTATGGATATAGCGGCTTTCAAGACCATAACTGCGAGCACGTCGGTTCTGAGTGGAGGTGGGTACTTTCTATCTGCCCACCTCGCCGCTGGCGTTGATACAGCCAGCTTCACGCTCTACGATGCTGCGACCTCTAGTGGTACAGTCATCGTAAAGTTGGCAGCGGAGGCAAGCGGAGGGGATGCGTTCTGTCCCCCCGCAGCCCTCTCGGTGGCCAATGGTATCTTTGGGGTTCTGACGGGAACTTCACCAAGTGGTACGGTGGTGTTCAAGCCGTAGGAAGGCAGTATATGGCCATAAGCAACGGCTATGCAACTCTGGCCGAGGTCAAAGAGCGGCTGTTCACTGACGAGACGGTGACTAGCGACGATAGCATGATCGAATCTATGGTCGAGGCCATAAGCCGGGTCATAGATTCGATCTGCCACACCCGTTTCTGGGCAACTAGTGAAACACGCTACTACACTGCCAAGAATGGACGCGAAGTTCGCGTTGACGACCTTCTCAGTGTGACTACCTTGGCTACGGATGGGGATGGGGACCTGGACTATGACGAGACTTGGGCAACAACGGATTATCTGCTGATGCCCCGCAACGCTCCCAGAAACGATGAGCCATATACCTATATACGGCAGCATCCTAACGGAACCAAATATTTCCCAACCCTTGAGGATGGGGTCAAGATAACAGGGGTGTTTGGCTATAGTACGGGGGATGCTCCCACGCCGATAAACGAGGCTTGTTTGCTGGCAGTAGAGCAGTTGCACAAGAGAAAGGACGCTATTTTCGGGGTAATGAGTCCAGAAGGGTTCATGCACCGAATACGGACGGCCTTGTTAGAAGACCCGCATATCCGCACCCTGCTAACGCCATATGCGAGGATTTTCTGATGGGTTTACTGGCAGCAATACAAAGGGTACAGACGCTAGTAGGGGCCATCAGTGGAATCAAGCAGGCGCCCGACTATCCTTCAAACAAGATCGAGCAGTTTCCCATGATAATAGCTTACCCGGGTCCAGGCACATGGGATGTGCCTTTCAACGGTCTTGCTCGCAATTTAGGACAAATCATTATCGATCTACATGCTGGGCCACAGGATAAGGGTATTCGGGAGGCTGTTCAGACAATGCTGGATTACTTTGAGGAGGTGCCCAAAGCGATACTAGACGACTGGAATCTGGGTGGCAATGTGGAAACGTTGGTTACTGGTGAGGAATCGGCCTTGAGCTATGATGGTCTCATGACTATGAAGTACGGCAGCATCCCTACTTATGGTCTACGGTGGCGATTGAGATATAAACGGGAGGAAAGCCTATGAGCAAACCCGAACCTATAGTTGATTCCCAGCCCTGGGTTTGGCCCAAAGTCCTGATTGGTATTCCGATGGAGCGGTTCTGTCATTACCTCTCTCTTGACGGAATTGTGCAGATCGCTATGAATGCCGGAGTTAAGGGATGGGAGTTCATCCATTTTCGTTATGGCCGTTCGGATAACCAACGGAACAGCTTTGTTGAGTATCTTCTGGCTAATCCCCGCTTTGAATACCTGGTTATGCTGGACAGCGATCATCGACATTCTGGCACACTTGTGAATCATTTCGTTCAGGTGGTGATGGCTAAGCCGGAGATAAAGTTCATATCAGGACTCAATTTCCGACGGGGGGAGCCCTGGGAACCAGTGGCTTATCAGAAGCGGCCCGACGGGAAGTATGCGCCGCTGTACGAGTGGGGCAAGGGGCTGGTAAAGGTGGATGCTGTGGGTGGTGCAGCTTTTATGGTGCACCGGGAGGTGTATGAATCTTTGGCATCCCCCTGGTTTTTCCGAACCTACACGATTGAGAATGGGAGGGTCGTTTATCACAGTGAGGATATAAACTTCTGCGAGAAAGTGAGGAAGGCGGGGTACGATATTTGGGTGCATACCCAACTGATCTCACCCCATCTTTACATGGACCAAGTGGGGGATATAAGCAGATTCCAACGCTATGTGCAGGAACAAGATGACCCAGAGGCACAAGTCCTAACGGGCGAAGAAATTAGGAAAGGAAGGAAGGACGGTGGCAGGAGCAAGGCTACTGAGTCGGATTCAGTATGGCTTCGAGAGTACGGCGGGCACGGAAGTAAACGCGACGCAGAAATGGCGGGGGTTGGGGCAGATAGCCGACGAACGAGAAGAGGTGTTTCCCGACGAGACCGTGGGATACCTCTCCCCGAAGAATAGGTCATTTACCGCCAAACTTGGGGGTAGTATCGAGTTCGCCGAGACCCCGGCGACCTTTGAGGAATTGCCGGTTATCCTATCGTGTGCGTTGGAGGCTGATACTGGGGGAACAACCGAGGGATCGGGCTATCTCTACAGGTATCGTGCAGCCACCAGCAGCATACACACGCCCAATACTTTGACTATCGAGGCTGGGGACAATCAGCAAGAAGAGCAAATGACCTATTGCTATGTGGAGAGTTTCACCCTAAGCGGAGAAGCTGGGGGGCCTCTGAATGTCGGTGCTCGATGGCGAGGACGGCAGGTGGCAACAGGGACTTTTACCTCTGCGTTGAGTCTGTTATCTGTAGAGGAGATTCCCTTCAGCAAAGGCAAGCTCTATATCGACGCAAACACAGTAGGCACGAACTTGAAGAGCAATACCTTGCTGGGGGTACGCCTGGAAGTCCCTACAGGACAGGAGGGCATTCACGCTGCCGATGGCGAACTCTATTTTTCCACTCTAGTACAGAAGGGTGCTGCGCCGACGCTGCAACTCACCTTCGAGCACGATTCAACTGCGACCACGGAGATAGAGCACTTTCGCCAGGGCAACACCCGTCTTTTCCGATTGGAATGGGAGGGCACGGCCCTGAATACAGCAGGGACTACCTATGATTCCAAGACTTTGCGCATCGACATGGCAGGGATATATGAGAACGTAGAGGCCATTACCGATCAGGATGGGAACAACGTACGGACCATCAATGCCAGGATCGTGCATGATGACACCTCGAACCTCTTCTTTGACACGACGATAGTGAATGAAAGGAGCTCGCTGTAGATATGGGCGATTTGGTGTTCCGGGCAATAGACGCAGATACGCCGGGGTTCCTGGAAATCCTGATTTCCGTCCCCGACCTACAGAAAGTGAAAGATGCAAAATCAGCAGAACAACTAGCCCAGTTTCTTTTGAGATTTGTAGAAAAACCGCAGAACCGGGAAGAGGCATATCGGTTGATCTTGAGAATGAGCGTCAATGAACTTGTGGCTGCCTTGGGAGCCCTGATGGGAGGGGAGCAATCGGAACCAAACCCTACCCAAGCCAAAACGACCTGAATCTCATCCGGTATTGGGTGAGGGGTGTGGCCGGAGTTAAACCCCCTGCCGAGGTTCTGGTGGTACATATGGCACGAGATTTAGGCGTACCGATGTGGGAATTGGTGCGCCATTGTACAAAGCGCTGGTGGACATGGTACTGGGCATATTGTTCGGGGGTTAGTCGTGGCAACTGAGGCATTGACAATCACAATAAAGGGACGAGATGAAGCGTCCGATGCCCTAAATAGTGTTACTCGTAGCTTTGACATATTTGCGGCTACTATTGTGGCTCTTTATGTTTCTCGGGCAATGCACGGAGTGTGGGAACTTATTGGTAAAATTGGCGATGCCGCGTGGGATGCCGCTGGTGGATTCCAGGCCATGGGTATGTCGGCTCAAACGTTATTGGCTGCGCAACTCATGGCCTCGGACGCGTCGTTAACTCAAGAAGAGGCTATGAAAAGGGTAGCTTCACAAACGAACGACCTTATGAATTGGATGCAGCAGTTAGGTATTCAATCTTCCCTAACTATGGAGAGTGTTCGAGAGGCTTGGCGGAAGCTCCTAATCTCTGGTATGCCGAGTGAGATGGCCATGCAAGTAGTCGAGGCCATGGCTGATATGGCCGCGGCATTTGGTATGTCGGCAGGAACCCAAGCCAAGTTTACCAAAGCATTGGGTGATATGGCCGCGAAAACTTATTTGGCCGGGGAAGAGATGCGCCAGTTAGTCAATGCGGGCTTTGGCTATGCACAAGTGGCCCAAATCATGAATATGTCTGAGAAAGAGGTTGTAGATGCAATAAGTGCTAAGACAATCACTATGGAGAAGTTTTTCCCCAGATTCATTACTTGGGCTCAGCAATATGAGGGTTCCGCTGAGAAGATGGCTGGATCGTTACAATTCATGCCTCAAACATTGAAGGAGATAAGCGATCTCCTCCTTATCGAAGCCTTTGGTAAGTGGGATGCCGAAACCGGCGAACTTACGGGGGCCTTTGGTGCTTTGCAGCCTGTTCTCACTGCTTTTCTGGATGCCTTGAGAGATCCCGAAACTATTGAGGGTGTACGGGCGTTTGGCGAAGTGTTGACTCTATTGGTTACGCCTCTCCTGGAAGATGTTGCTGAGAATCTGCCCATGGTTATAGACGCAATTGGGGAGTTAGCTCCGGCTCTTCTCACGCTAGTGGGCCCTCGTGTCGAGGATGGGTTGCAAACTCTAATCGCCTCTATTGAGATTTTGGCTGGGGTTGTTGAAATTAGTGCCGCCATGCGCGATCTAGTAAACCTAATTCTGGGGATTGATGAGGAGGGGGTTGAAGGGTGGTCAAAAGCAGCCGAAGCATTTCAGTTCATATATGATTGGGCCACTCCACTAGATGATGTTCTTCAGCTTGTCGCTGATGCCTTGGCAAATATTGTAGAGGGTTTGGAGAAGGCAATTGAATTATATGAAAGATGGAAAGGCCGAAAAGGGGAAACGACAGGGGGTGGGGGTGGGGGAGAGCCGACGGCTCAAGCAGGGCGCCAATTCTGGCCTGGTGGTCTGGGGCTGGTCGGTGAACTTGGGCCGGAGTTGGTGGCTCTACCGAGGGGTAGTCGGGTCTACTCGAATCGGGACAGCCAGAGGATGCTCGATCAGAGCCGCCACGTGACCTTTGGACCAGGGAGCGTTGTGGTACAGGGAATGGGGGCACGACAAGTAAAACGGGGCTTGGCATCGGCGCTTAGGGCTGCGGGGGTAACTCACTGATGGCTTATTGGGTAACGCGCTTCACTTCCGGCACAGATTTAGATGTAACTTTGCCAACGGCGCAACCCCGCGATTCGATGGACGAGGGTGAGGCCCTGAGCGGTTTGCTGGACTTGCCTCGTGGGGATGCCTTGGACTCCCTGGGGTCGCAGGAATCGGTTATGGAGCCGCGGTTCATTACTGTGGAGCGGCTCATAACGGCTGCCACGGCAGGGGGAGTACGTAATACTTACGATAGTCTAGCAGCCATGAAGGGTCGCAGAGGGACGCTTATTCGAACGCCAGACGGCACTAGTAGCACAACTCAATCCTTGACGGCCCGGTGCCTTTCTGTTGTCAGTGGCCCCAAAACACCACGAGAGCTATATGGTTTGCCTGTCACAATGACCTGGGAGACCTGGGCCCGTGTTTGGGAGGGAGATAGCCACAACGAGAGTTTCAATCTGACTTCCATTGAAAGCACTCATACTTTGCCACATTCTGGCAACGGTATTGTGCGTAAGATGACGATAGATATTGCCCCCGATGCTACTTCGGGACTCACCGAAGTCTATCTCCTGCTCGATGTGCCTGGCCACACCTGCCATTTGCATTACGCATCTAGTATCGCTGTTGGCGAAACAGTCACGATAGATGTGGGAGCTAAATCAGTGACCAAGGATGGCAGCGATGTTTGGGATGCGCTTTCGGTAACCGACACGCATCGATCTACAGAATGGTTTAGGTTGGCTCCAAGCGGAGTCTCCAATCTCGTAAAGGTCACTCGTAGTGGTGGGGGAACTGGTGCCTCGGTGACTTTTAGCTATAAGGATGCCTGGAAATGAACCCAGACATTGAAATACAGGTAGAATCCCCGCTTGGAACCAAGCTGGGTTCCGGTCCAATCTATCAGGTTATGAATTGGAAGAGCGCAACTCGCCTGGATAAGGAGGGTGAGTTCAGCTTTGAGATGGCTTGGGCTGATTCACGCAAAGAGCTTATCGAGGAAAAGCGATACGTCAAATGTTTCGCTATGATAAATGGCACTCGTACCCAGGTCGGCAAGACCGGAATCATAGAATCTATACGTGGCGAAACTGGGGCAGACCATACCGGAATCCTGACCATTCGTGGCCCCGATCTCTTGGCCGAACTGAATGATATATTGATTGACGAACTTAATCTCCTGACAACCTCGACCACAACTGCGGATTCGGTGCAATATTTCGACGGCACTGCCTCGTCCTATCTGGATATGTCCAATGCCTTTGATGGGAATACGAGCACTACAGCGTCTATTCCGGCGGACGATGAGGATTTGCTGTATGTAGGGGGGGACAACGAGTTTGATTATGTGACTTACACTTTTGGAAGCCATACTATATCCGAGTCAGATCGAGGAGCGGGGATCAGTGCAAAATATTATAATGGCAGCGATTGGATGTCCGCTACGCTATATCGAGATGGGACCAGGGACGATTATCAGACCAGCTTTAGTCAGGATGGCGAAGTTCGATGGGAGAGACAGCAGGATTGGGCCAAGACCACAGTCAACGGCGTAAACAAATATTGGCTGCAATTTCAATTCAGCGAAGACTACACGAATGATATTCCTATCGCAGAAGTGGACATCACTCAAGAGCAGCCCACAGCTACAGCCCTTGCTACTATTTTTGCTCTATCGGATGTGACCGACCTGGGTTGGGCGTTAGATACAGATTACTACACAGCAACCGAAAACACTGTATTCTTGAAACTCAAGGAAGTCACCGTCCTTGGCGCCCTGCGTGCCATCGCTGAGCAGACGGGGGAGCATTTTCGGCTGGGGGACGGGCGCGAAGTTCAATGGTTGCAGGATGACCAAACGGTTGCTGGGATTCGGGCAGTTAACAATGTCGATCCGGTGGATGCAGAGGGAAATCCGAATATCGCTCTAATCATTAACTTGGCTTTGGAGTTGCAAAGCCACGAATTGGTGGGACGCATATATCCTACTGGCGGTGGAATTGGGGGGCAGCGAGTAGACCTGAGCCAGTGCGATTATGATGTGCCGGGGACAGACTATACCGGCTACACATTGGACAGGGATAATAACTACCTCGAAAAGGACAGTGTGGTTGCCGCCTATGGCCGCACGCCGATGCGAGCCAAGTATTGGCCCCACGTCATCTCCCCTAATGCTTCTGGGGCTCGCGATGTTAATGCCTCCAACGCCCTCTTTGATTTGGCTTACCAATATCTGAAACGCCATTATGCTGAGCAACGCACCCTGACTTTATCTCTGGCTAAGCTAGAATCGGCTCTGGCTGTAGGCAACCTTTTGCCCGTCTCTTATTATGAGAGAGTTGACGATGCAATCGTCATGGATGGGAGCACTGTTAATTATTGGGTCTTAGAACGAGAGGACATCATCGCTGGAGATGGTACCTACACGACCAATGTGACGGTGGCTACTGTGGATGCTTGGCCAACGACTGAATATGATCTCATGCGTGAGAACATAGAGATGACGATGGCCATTCATCGCACCGATGGGCCGATGGATGCTGATAATCTCTCTATACAGACCAGAGAAGTCGTCACCAAAAGCTATGACCATGGCTCGCTTACGGGTCTGGGCGACGACGACCATACTCAGTATGGACATCTGGGTCAGAACGAAACCATCTCCGGGTCTTGGACGTTCAATACCAACGTCTCTCTGGGTGCGGGTGTTACTGTCGATGGAATGGACCCCAGCGCAGTGAAGGCGGCCAGCTTCGTGACCATGAGCGCCGAAGCGAGCCTGAGTGGAGAGACATCGGCTTCGGCACTGGCGGGGACGGGGATAGAATGGAGCAGCAGCACCTATCGTATTGCCTCTTCTGCTGCTGGTGATGGCCTGATTGGAGGAGGGGGCAGCGCGTTAGCGGTCGGCACGCCTGGAACGCTTACGCCGGTGACGACGAATACCACGACTGCCGACAGCCATACCCACGCTGCGACCTGTGCGGCTGCCGGAACGATAACTCCAGACGCCAATGCTGCAGAGGGCACGGCCTCTTCGTTCGCCCGGTCAGACCACGTACATGAGATAACCTGCGCGACGCCGGTGTCGGTGGACTTGGGCGCAAATGCCGAAGGCACCGCTTCTAGTTTCGCTCGCTCCGACCACAAGCACGACTTGAGCGAGTCGATAACTCCGACTTGGACGGGCAAGCATGTTTTCCGCTCGACGACCACGCCGCAGGTAGAGATAGGCTATGATGCAGCGGCTTACATGAGCATCAGCCAGACCGACGGTGGGAACGTGACCATCGCCACGACCTCGGATGGCAGTGGGGACGTGGTGCTCGCCCCGGCAGGAAACGCCCAACTCAACCCCACTGGGAACAACGTGCTGCCGACGACTGCATATGACATCAACCTCGGCTCTATGCAGAAGCCATTCCTGAGCCTCCACGCCGCCGAACTCTGGGTACAGACCTTGATAGCGCAAGAGACGGTGGCGACTATCGGTGGGCGCATAGTGGTGGCCCCAACAACGTACCTTACCAGAGACGCGGCTTACGGCGATACTACCATCTACGTCAAGCACAACGAGATAGCTAATGGCGACCGGATATGGCTGGAGGCACACGGCAAAGTCGAGTTCATGGCTGCGACTAGTGATGCCACGGCCAGCACGAATCTGCTGAGTAATGGGGGCTTTGAAACGGCGGGTGCAGGCGACCCCGACATTTGGGCCGACTGGTCCGAGGCGGCCATCGACGGCACGTTGGCCAACGAGACGACGAATGTGCACAGCGGCAGCGATGCCTGCAAGATTACCTCGGGCGCAGGGCTCCTCACCAGGATTGAGCAGAGCGCAACGGTCGTACCAGGGAAAACTTACAAGCTGTCCTTCTGGACTCGCGGAGAAGGAAGCTACGCAGGCCGATTCGATCTGAATGATGTTAGCAACGGCACCAAAATCTACCGGCGCAATAGCACCCAGGTGCCGGGTACGTCCTATGCCCAGGTTGAACGCTATTTCACTGCGCCACCGGGATGCACCGAAGTAAAGGTGGAGCTCTTTGGCCCGGGAACCAGTGCCCAGACCTGCTACTACGACGACGTGTTCATCGGTCTGGCGGAGTACAGCTACACAGTTACGCGCAATCTGGACGGCACGGGGGCGAACAACTGGTATGCGGGCGATGCGGTGGTGAACACTGGCACTACCGATGACGGATTCATCGATATATATTCAGTGCACGGCATCAAGTCCACGAGT